CCGCGACGCGGAAGTACATCCCGCGCCTCGTTCTGGAGGAAGTCGGAACCGACCTGTCCGTCCAGGTCGTACCCAAGTCCGACGACCGCCTGCTGAACACGCGGGGCGGTTCGGTGCTCCGGGATATCCCGATCGATATCGGCATTCAGAAGAAGCTCGCCGGCGGGGCCAACCCCGACACGGAGGGCATCAACGCCGAAGTGGATGCGCTGATGAGCATCGTCGAGTCGATCGCGGACTTCCTGAGACCCGGGACCGCTTTCACCATCACCGGCAGCCGGCGCGGCATCATCTTCCGCACGGTCGTCGATCCGATCTATCTGCCGGATCACCTGACGCAATTCTCAGTCTTCACTAGCGTCGTCACCGCGACGCTGCGCCTACCTTAGAAAACCGGAGACCTACTAATGGCAGTCAAAATCGGACTTGAGGGCGTGGTCTACCGGCTTACGACCGGCACCCGGGCGACGTGGGGAACGGCGGACGCGAACGGGATGAACGTCGGCACCCCGCCGGGCAACCTCGACGCCTGCAATAACGTCTCCGACGTCAGCTACACCATCAACAAAGGCGCGGCCGACGTCAGCGTTCGCGGCAACAACGGCTGGGCCGCCGAGCGGGCGACGCTGAAGCGGGCCAGCTTCGACATCACGTTCAAGTATGACCCCGCCGACACCGATTTTGTCGCCTTCATGAAGTCCTGGATCATGAATACGACCATCGCGCTGGCCATCCTCGACGACGATACCGCCGTCAGCGGGACGCAAGGGGTGTGGGCCGACTTCGAAGTGTTCGACGCGGCCAAGGGTGAGCCGCTGGAGGACGCGCAAACGATGGTGTTTACCGTTCGGCCGACGTTGACGCTTGTCCCGCCGGAATGGGTGAAGGTGACCTGATGAAGCAATTCAACGATAAGCACGGCGTCGAGTGGGAAATCTCCGTCACCGCCGGCAGCATCAAGCGCGTCCGCGACCTGATCGGCGTTGACCTGTTCAAGCCCGGGGAGGGCGAGCCGCCGACGCTGGTCCGAGTCCACGAACCCGCCCTGTTCTGCGACGTGCTCTACGCCGTGTGCCAGCCGGAGGCCAAGCGGCGCAACGTCACCTCGGAGCAGTTCGGGGAGGGGCTGGCCGGGGACGTGATTCACGCGGCGCGTGCGGCGTTCTTCGAAGAGTACCACGATTTTTTCCTCGGACTGGGGGCGCCGGCGGAAGCGGCGGCCCTCGCAAGGGTGAGGGAGTTCTTCGACACGGTAATCAAGACGGGGGCGGAAGCGCTGGCGGCGATCCTGACCTCGAGCGAATTGTCTACCGACTCGCCGGCGCCGTCGGCGTTGACCCCGGCCCGCTGACGTTGCGGGAACTGTCGATGATGGCCGAAGGGCGTGAGCGGCACGCCTGGAACCACACCAGTCATCTACTCGCCTGGATCGAGAACTACTGCTTCCGCTGGCGGTCGAAGCGCACTGACTTCGTCGCCGCCCGCAGTCGCAACCCCCACGCCCCCAAAGAAACGCCCGTCCGGATGCCCCTGTCTGTGCTCCGGGACATGTTCACCAAGAAGAACTGATGGCCGATTTCCGCCCATTGGCCCGCTGGAAAGAAGCGTTCTTTGACCGCGAAGCCGTCATGGCCGCCGTCGACAAGGCGCGGCTGAACGTCTTGTCGCAGGCCGGGGCGTTCATCCGGCGCACGGCTCAACAGTCGATCCGGCCGGGCGTTCGCGTCAGCAAGGGCATTTCTAAAAGAACATCGCCGAGCAGGCCCGGGCGGCCGCCGAAGTCCTGGACCGGGCTACTGAAGAACTTCATCTACTTCAGATTTGACGACGTGACTAAAACCGTCGTTGTCGGGCCGGCCGCACTGAACCAATATCACGTCGTCGGCGGCGGGCTGACGCGCGGCGCGGTGCCGAACGTCCTGGAGTTCGGGGGCACGATCGGGATCCGAGAGCAGCAGTTGAGCGGCGGGCTGTGGGTGCCGCATGGGAGCAGCAGGCGGCAGCGTGCCGGGCGCCCGCAGCGCGTCCGCAATGTGAAGATTGCCGCACGCCCGTTTATGCGGCCGGCGCGGGATAAGAACCTGTCGAAGTTCCCGGGTCTGTGGGAAAGATCGGTTAAAGCCTGATGCCGGGTAACGCTGGAGACATTCGAGCTGGGCGCGCCTACGTCGAGCTGGGGGCGGACAGTTCCGAGCTGGAGGCGAAGGTCAAGGGCGGGATGGGGCTGCTGAAGCAGCTCAAGCAGGGCGTCGGCAGCCGGTCGGAGTTCAAAGACGTTATCGAGATTTTCAAGGGCGCCGGCGCCGTGGCTGGACTGGGACTGGCGGCACGCTCGCTGAACGACATGGCGCAGGGCGCCGTCAAGTGGCGCGACGCCATGAACCAGGGGGGCGCCGCCGCGGCCGGGGCGACGGAAGAGATGCTCCAGTCTCTTCCGGTACTGGGACAGATCCGCCAGGCGGGGCTCGCCATTCAAGAGTTGTTCACGGGCGAGCAGGCCGCCGCGAAGGCGATCCGCGAAGAAGCCGACCTCCTCAATAAGTCGATGGACGCGCGGCTGAAGCTGCAAAAGGCTATTACCGCCGCCACCGAAGATCAGGCGGAGGCAATGCGGAAGCTGATCGACCGCCAGGGGCTGACGGGATTGCACCCGGAGGACCGGACCCGGGTCGAGGCGCAACAGAAGCTCGCCGCGGACAGGAAGGAAAGACAAGCCAAGGTCGACCAAGGCAAGACGGCCATTCAATCCGAGACCGCCGCCACCATCGGACCGATCCGGGAGAGCATCGGGAAGCTGGAATCGCGGCGCGAAGCGGTTCGGGACGAACTGACGACCGCGTTCGCATCTGACGCGGTGAAGCGCGGCACGATCGAACGGCTAGAGGAGGAGTTGAGTCAGATCGAGTCGAACATCGAAGCTCACAACACAAGAATTCAATCGGTTCACGAGCAGTCAAAAAAGGCGCTCGCCGATATCGACGCGAACGCGAAGAGAGAAGCCCTCGCCGCCGAAGAAACCCACTTCCGGGAGATGATCGACAAGGAGAAAAAGGTCAACGCAGAGCGCGCCGAAGAAAACCGCCGCGCGGCCGAACAGATCGCGAAGGAACAGGCCGACGTTCAGCGTGAGGCGCAGGAGGCGGCGACGCGACGGGCGCAGGAGGGGATGGAACGCCAAGCGGAACAGATCAGCAAAAACAGGAGCCTTCGCGACGCGGCAGAGAACATCGGGGAAATACTCACCTTCGGGCTCACCGGAGACCTGACCAAAATCAAAGACGCCGTTGCGGACGTGGCCAAAACGTCCGGCATGGGCAAAAGCCCATTTTCATCTGTCGGCACCACTCAATTCGGCGTTGCGGAGTCCATGAGCGCGGGCACAACGAAGGAAGTCAGGGAGACCAACCGCATCCTGAAGCGCATGGAGCGGGGTGGAGGTCTGAAATACCGATGAGCGTCGGCGTCCGATTCAAATACAACGGCGAGATTCGCAGCACCGGGCGCAACGCCTACGCCGAGCTCTCCTACGTCGCCACGGGCACCACGGGCGATACGGCCGACGAAGCCGAAGCGGCAGTATTGGCCGAAGCCCCGGCCACCTACGCGGGCTTGGCGCTGGAGGGCATCGGGCTCCTCGAGCCCGTCCACGACGACGACGACGACCCCCGCCCCACCTGGCAGGCCACCGTCCGTTACGTCAGCGAGGAGCTGGCCCCCCGCGAACCCGGATCCAACCGCGTCAGCTTTCGCACCACGGGCGGCACCGCCCACATCACCCACAGCAAAAAGACCCGGGCCCGCTACACGAAATCGGGCACGAACCCGATCGACTTCAAGCAGGCGATCGGCGTCGGCGCCAACGGGGACGTGGCTGGCACCGACGTCGTTGTGCCCGTCCTGGAGTGGCAGGAGTCGCACACCTACGCCGACTCGGACATCACCCCGGAGTTCCTGACCACGCTGTACCTGATGACGGGAACGACGAACGAAGTCACCTGGCGCATCTTCCAGCCTGAAGACTGCCTGTTCATGGGGGTCGACGGCCAGCAGCTCGAAAACACGAACTGGGAGCTGAATTTCTACTTCGCCGCGCAGCCGACAGAGGAAATCGAGTCCATCGGCGAGATCACCGGCTCCGGCGGCGGGCCCATCATCAAGCGCGGCTGGCAGCACCTCTGGATCTACTTCCGGGAACTGGAGGGCACGCGCGAAGGTGAATCAACCGCGACCGTGCTCCAGGTCGTTCCGGAGCAAGTGAACATCGAGCAGATCTACTACGTCGATTCCTTCGTTTCGCTGGGGCTTGGCGTATGAGTGAAGAGCCCGTGCGCGCGGACGAAGCGCCCACCGCCAA